CCCGAAAACATCGCGGCCAGCGACAGGAACCTGGCGGCCGTCGAAGATGGCGTGATGCGGACATTCGTCTGCGTGCCCAATTTGGACGTGTAGCGCTGTACCGCTGGGACCCATGGCACGTCATCACAGACGTACCCTTGGCGCACTGGGAAGTGGGCTCCGATTATCTCAAGCCGACCATCCACGATGGTCTTAAACTTGGCGGAATACCCTAGGTCTTCCTGTTGCCTAACTATGAGTCCCTGCGGGCCACCGTTCCTCGGGTCGTGCAGACATCTCGACGCGGCGCCTCCTCCGTCATCACCCTCGAATAAGCCTCTGAGGTAAATCGGAAAGGATGCCGGCTCGGTTGCGGCAGGACTCTGGTACAGAGGTATCGACGTAAATCTCCAGTCGAAGGTGCCGTCCTGAAGTCGAAATCTGCCAGTGTCTGGGTTCACGGCGAAGAGGTGCTGAGGATTTTCTGTGATGCTGGCAAACACACCACTGAGTTCATTGATAAAATTTACCCCGCTTGTCAACGCCCATCCAGAATCGAGATACATGTCCGGAAATTTGGCTGTGAACCAGCTCTCTTTCGGCAGTGCCTCATTCTTGATCCTGAACCTAATCCGCATCCCAGTCTTCACGTCGTGAACAATCTTCGCCTCATGGAGGCCACAAAATTGCGCGTTCATCTTGTGGCTGACGTGAGAATTGATGCGGAGTAACGCGTTGTACGTATAGCTAAGCAACCCCTCGCCTTGTCTGCTGCATCTTTCATGCAGCTCCATCCCCGTTTGATCTATCTCCCACGAGCATGTGCTCACCACGCGCGGTGCGAGTCCTTTCGCGACCCTGGCCTTGTCGCCAAAGGGGTCCTGCATCCACTTGCCAAAGTTGTCAAGGACCTCGTCACGCGCTCTGTGCTTGATCGACATGCTGTAGAAGATGCCGTCGTGCTCGTCGAATAAAATATGTTGGAATATGGCGGTCGAAATGATGTTAAGAGCTAGCAGCTGAAGGGTGTTGTCCACCACAAGCCGCGCAGGCTTCTTTTCTTTCATAACCGACTCCAGCTTTCCGTTCGCCTTTCTCGTCGACAGTTTCTCTGGCTTGGTCGTGGTCTCCAGCTCAACCTTAATGGCCTCAATGTCCTCCTTGCTGAATTTACTCATCGCAATTTCTTCGAAGTTCTTGTCAGCAAAGAGGTGATGATAAGCCCGGTCGATGGCCTCATCTGTGAGACACTCCAGATTAAACTTCCGCCAAAACTTATTCAAAGCACTGGCCGCACGTGAGTTCTTCTTGAAACAAAGATCACTGAACGTGCCGTCCGCGTTCGGAAACACAGACTTCTTCACTGTCGAACGTCCTTCGAGCGCTGTTACCACCGACAGACGATCCTGCGCATTGTGGATCGTGGTACAGTGCGTGACAGGCCCGACAGCTTGGGCAGACGGAAGGGCGACCGCTGTCATCTCCAATCCCGGCGGAGGGCTCAGGAAAGCATCGTCAGCCACTCGGCTGTCCACCTCTAAGGCGGCCATTCGGGCATGAGATGTTATGTTGGAGACGGCGTTCATCTTGTCACCAATGAGCTCGCTACATCGTGTGAATGCAGATGAGAGAATGGTCGACTGAGGCAGTTGTCTCATGTGATCCTCCAAGAACTGCCACAAGGTCCTCATGCGCTGTATGGCGCTCAGCGGCGG